TAATTTGTCCTATATCCTATCCCGAATCCCTCTGGATCGGTGACGGTTACTCACCTGAAACAATCTTGCGAGATACAACAGGGAGCAGCGGGATGGCCTCCGCTGGGGCGTTTCTTTTTGAGTAAAAGTAATGTACCTACCATCGAACAAGCTCGCCAAGTGGCGTAATGCTAACAAGCCCAAGAGGTGTCCGGTCTTAGACGTTAGGACATCGGACTGGGTAGTGGATCACGATCACAAGACGGGTATGGTCAGGGGCGTTATCTCCCGTGTCGGAAACTCCTTGATCGGAAAGATTGAGAACTTCTTGAAGTCCAGAGGTGGACAGAAGGAAGAGGACTTCCCTAAAATCCTTAGAAACATAGCTGACTATCTCGAAAGGGAGCAGTTGGATGTCCTTCATCCTGTGGGTCTTACACAACTTACAAAGAGATTTCGTAACAACTTGACATCCCAGGAGCAGAAGTCTGTATTGGAAGACCTAGGGGGGGAACCCACAGAAATAGAACTTTGCAGTAACGCAAAAAAGAGGTCGGAACTATTCCGGCGTTTAACCAAAAACAAATATGAATAATATAAATACACTAAATATGCAGGAGCCAGAAGAGCAGCACGCTGTTATCACCTTAGCTCCTTTGACCAATGATCTGTCATCCTCTTATGTGATTAAGTTCGACCAGGAGGACAATGTATCTTTCTGGGGTGTACAAAGCATCGAAAGTGCTTTTCAGTGCATCATTGAATCCGACTTCAGCACGGCTACCATCCACGTTAAAAACGAAATCCCTAATATTGACCTATGAGCCACAACATTAGACAGAAGTTACAAGGGATTCAATCATCCCTCAAAGCCCCGAAAGGGCAGACCAATAAATTCGGAGGGTATCGATATCGCTCCTGCGAGGACATCCTTACTGCCGTCAAGCCACTCCTTGCTGAGTGGAAGTGCAGCCTAGTTATCTCTGATGAGATCGTTGAGATTGCTGGTCGTGTTTATGTCAAAGCTATAGCCAACTTGATTGACAATGATAGCACCGATATGATTCCTGCTTATGGTTTCGCTCGTGAAGCCGAAAGCAAGAAGGGAATGGACGAAGCCCAGATTACTGGCTCCGCTTCATCTTACGCACGTAAATACGCACTCAACGGCCTCTTCGCTATTGATGACACCAAAGATCCCGACGCGACTAACACGCACGGAAAGCGTACACCGAAGCCAAGCGAAGTCGCTATGGAGCAAGCGCAGCGTCAGCACGATGCCAAGCAAATAGGATTCTAACTCAACAATAACCAATAACTAGCAATAATACTATGCCAGAATACGATAACACAAACTCCGGTACATTCTTCGTTAATGACCGTAAAGAAAAGCCTAACCATCCTGACTACAACGGGAAGGTTAACATCGAAGGTAAGGATTACTACATCAAAGGATGGAAGAAGGTAGCCAAGAGTGGCACTAACTTTCTGTCCCTTGCCTTCAATCCAGTAGATGGTCAGTCCACTCCTCCCGCCCCTAAGAAACCAGCAGCACCCGTTGCTGACGAAATCCCGTTCTAAGAATGGACTTCAACAAAGAATGGTGGGAGCAGTTTAGACGCGAGGAAATCGAGTCCATCCTTGCTCTCACCGCTGACAAGAACTCTGATTACACAGGTGGCGAACAATGCGACAACCCCTTCGCAAACTTCGATGCTAGTGTTGAGTTCAAAGTTGAGCCATTGACGGGTATCTGCATCCGTATGCAGGATAAGTTCCAGAGAGCCAAGGCTTTCTGTTCTTCTGGATCGCTGAAGGTTAACACCAAAGGCGACCAAGCTAAGGACATCTTCCGTGACCTAATCGGTTACTCGTTGATAGCCATAGGGATGCTTGAGCGAGAGCTTGATTCCTAGTCCTTAGTGTTACAATACTTGGCTCCCATCAATCCGGGTGGGGGTCAAGTATTCTACAATTTATGCAAAACCTTACTACAAACGAAATGAAAGAAGTCCTTAAAGAAGCCATCGATGTTAGCATTAACCTCTACGACCAAGTGGACAGTTACAGTATGCAGACCTCTTCGCGGGTAAAACATCTAGCTCTTGGGCAATGTCTTCGTTCGATTGTAGAGATACTTGAAAATGAAAACAGAACAGAACCCGAATCCACATAACCCCGATGCTGAAGACAAAGTTATAGCTTCCTGCCTTCTTCCGGGCGATACTTCCATTTTTGATTCAGTCTCCGCTATCGTTACAGCGGATGACTTTTATACCCAAAAGGGTCGCATTGTTTTCGAGGCTATATCTAAACTAGCTTCCGAAGATAAGCCACTTGACGAGATCAGCCTACAGGAATCCCTGAAGGGAACCGATGGTCTTGATATAGTCGGTGGTGTCCCTGGTATACTTGCTCTAATGGACTGCGCTACAACGGAGCTACAAGCCGTTCACTGCGCTAAGTTAATTGCTGAGAAGTCCAACCTTCGGTCTTTGATTCGTCATTGTCGGATCGCCAGAGAGGACGCAGAAACGGAGTCCATCGAGTTCAAGGATATTCGTTCTAAGCTAGAGAGTGGTATCACTGAGATTGATTCCAAGGATTCCAAGGAGCTAACCATCGGTGAGTCCGTTGACGAGATTGTTGAGGACATCCGCAGGATTAAGTCCGGGGAGTTCGTATCCAAGGTAGTCCGTACAGGCATTGATGAACTCGACGGCTTTCTTGGGTCAGGTGGTATAGCACCGGGCGAAGTCTTTACCCTCGCAGCACCTACCTCCTGCGGTAAGTCAGCGTTCGCTTTGTTCTTAGCTATCACAGCTATGCAGAAGCAGGAAGTGCCAGTCGCTTACTTCTCACTTGAGATGCCGCAGAAGCAGCTTGTGAAGCGTATGATACAATCCTTGTCAGGAGTGAACCACAAATCCATAGAGGACGGATCTGCTACACCTACGCACGAGGTAATGTACCACAAGGCTACGAAGGATGTAAGGGATTTAAAGCTATATACTTCTCACCAAGTCAGCGGAGCAGATGACCTAGCCAGCCAGTGCCGTTATTTGGTTCGCAAAAAAGGTGTAAGGATGATCGTGATTGACTACCTTCAGTTGATTCCATTCGGGAGTGGCAAGATTTCTAAGTGCGAAGGTATCGCTAATATCTCGCACAAGATTAAGCAGATAGCTATTGATTTAGATGTAGCGATTATACTGCTGGCACAGGTCAACCGAGAGGGAGCCAAGCGTGATGGTGGACTCAGTATCTATGACCTCAAGGACTCCGGCGATATTGAGAATGACGCTGACGTAGTATTTATGATGTGGCCTTACAAGGATGATGTCGATGCCTCCAAGGGTAGCGACGATAGAGGACCGTACACAGGGCTTTACTATAAACTAGCTAAGAACCGAGAAGGTGAGCGAGACATCGGAGGTTTCTTAAAATTCTATCACTGCACAGGACGTTTTGCGTAAACAATCAAATATGGGGGTGACGGGTATTCGACTGAGTGACAAGTCACATCAGAACGCTGGTTCAACTCCAGCCACCTCCAAGGTTTGCCTATCCTGCGAGAAGGAACTTCCTATCACGGATTTTTATTCCAATGGTCGGCGTAATGGTGAAGTTAGATACAAGCCTCGCTGCAAGAAGTGCGAGATGGATAAAACTAGGAACGACTACTGGGACATCATCGAGGAACACTTTGAGGGCTGGAGATGTAACAGGTGCGGTTTCTGGGGACATCCTTTACAGATGGATTGCCATCATATTGATCCCAGTAAGAAGACTCGCGACATCTCTAACCTTCGTGGATATTCCGCCAAGAAACTCCGTAGCGAGCTAGAGAAGTGCGAACTCCTGTGCGCTAACTGCCATCGACTAGAATAACTTTATGAGAACCAAGGAAGTAATACAAGCTGTGCAATCAGCATTTCCAAGGATGTTAACTCTTCGGGAACACCCGGATGAGATGAATCCTTTTGACTACGAAAGCGATGACTACCTCGTTGAAGTAAAGGTACGCAGGAAGGCTTACGATCCCTGGATCATAGAGCAGATGAAATTGGACACCAATATAAATATAGCAGAAGGAGTGAAGAAGGACTTCCTTTACGTGAACTCCTTCCCTCCTCTTATATATATCTGGAATATCTCAAGGATGGTTCGTGATGACTATGACTTCAATTTCGAGGATCGAGATATGCCTGGCAGTACTGACTTCAACAGCAGAGGTATAATAACAAAAAGTACCGGATATTTATACAATAAGGATGCTATAAAGATTGACTTATCTGATACATCTATCAACATTCCCTCAAGATGAATGAAGATAACATAGAACGTATCCAAACACAGATCGAAATGATCCGTGCGGAATCAAGAATCCTTTCGTATCGTATTGATCGTATGGTCGAGCAACGCAAAGAACTCCAGGAGGAAAAGCGTACGCTCAAGGATCAACTAAAGAATTTTCAAGGTAAGCTGGCGGAGTAATCACCAGCGGGTTTTCTGTTCTATTTACCTATATGATCCCTTGAAATGCTAGATTGAAGTCCCGTCTTCTTGGGTTAGGCGGGGCTTCTTTCTCTAACTTTTTCAGGACGGAAAAATGATTCAAGGGGTGTACCGGATTTTATCTGGTACATCCTTTTTTTTACTTCTGAAAGAAATCCCTGAACGCTTTCATTCCCACCAGTTTCTGTTCAACTGATGGGCTGAGGATACGCTTCCTCTTTTGGTCAAGCAAGTATCGGGAACCCTCTTCTGGGGTCATCCTAGAAAGCTCCTGTAGGTAGTGCTTAACTCTAGTGTCCACGTTGAGATTACGGACTCTCTTATCCTCCGGCGTGATACCGAGTGCCTCATCCTTCAAGAACTTATCTACTCGACGAACTACTGACGCATTTGCCTTTGGATCACTTAGCATAGATGAGATAATCTGGGACTTCTCTTCATCGGTTTCCGCGTTCCTTAGCTTGATAGTATAATCACTTGCTATTCGGTATGCTCTAGCGGAGTCAGTATTCTCCTGCTTATCTAAGTTCTCAATTCTTTGCTCTCGACCAGTGCGGTTCTCAAATGCTTCAGC